TGGCTGGGTCTTATAAACCCAAAAAAGAAAACGTTAAGAAGTTAAAGGTGTATTTAAAAAAAATAGAAAATGAGTCTTAATTTTAGCCATATAAAAGCAGATACATTTGATCAAGTCAACTTTGAGTTGAAGATTAATAATGTAGTTAAAGATCTTACAGGTGCAGTTATACGGATGCAATTAAGAAAGACTGCGGATGATGCTACGCCTGCTTTATCATTAACATCTGTTAGTGGAGCAGGCATTACAATTACATCGCCTGCTACTGGTTTATTTAAAATAAATGCACAAATTATTGATATACCTGTATTCGATTACGAATATGATATAGAAATCAGATTTGCCGACAATACGGTTAAGACATACGTTCAAGGAATCTTTTCAATAACCCAAGAAATTACAAGATAATGGCAAACGATATTATTGATATAGTAGTTACCGATAATTCCGATAACGTTCAACTTAATGTAACTCCTAATTTAGTTTCAATCAATGTTTCTCAAACATCTGGGAATATTATTGGATCAAATTATTTTTTAGCAAGTACATTTAGTGCTTTGCCTATTACTGGAGATACAACAACTCTTTATGTTATTAATGATACAAGTTTAATGTATCGTTGGAGCGGTTCTGCTTATACTCAAATAAATTCAAGTGCGGTTGTTGCGTGGGGTCAAATCACAGGAACATTATCAGGACAAACAGATTTGCAAAATGCTTTAAATGCTAAAGCACCATTAACTTCTCCAACTTTTACAGGAACGGTTAGCGGAATTACCAAATCAATGGTTGGCTTATCAAATGTAGATAATACAAGTGATGTCAATAAGCCTGTTTCAACTGCGACACAGAATGCTTTAGATTTAAAGGCACCAATTGCATCCCCTACATTTACAGGCACAGTCAGCGGAGTTACTAAAGCAATGGTAGGTTTAGGAAACGTAGACAACACATCAGATGTCAATAAACCAATTAGTTCCGCTACGCAGACAAGTTTAGACACAAAGGCACCTATTGCATCTCCGACTTTTACAGGTACGGTAAGTGGCATTACAAAGGCGATGGTAGGATTGGGCAATGTTGACAATACAAGCGATGTAAATAAGCCAATCAGCTCTGCAACTCAAACTGCATTAGATACTAAAGCACCTTTGGCTTCGCCTACGTTTACTGGTACGGTTTCAGGTATCACTAAATCAATGGTTGGTTTAGGTAATGTTGACAATACTACGGATTTACTAAAACCAATTAGTACTGCGACACAAACGGCTTTAAACTTAAAGTATGATGCTTCAAATCCAAGCGGTTATACTACTAATGTAGGAACGGTAACATCTGTTGGTGGCACAGGAACAGTTAGTGGTTTGTCTTTAAGTGGAACGGTTACTACAAGCGGAAATCTTACATTAGGCGGTACATTATCATTAACAAGTGGCAATGTAACAACTGCTTTAGGTTACACACCTTATGATGCAACAAATCCAAGTGGATATATTAGCGGAATTACCAGCGGTAATGTTACGACTGCCTTAGGATATACACCAGAGAACGCAGCAAACAAAGGTGTTGCTAATGGATATGCAAGCCTTGATGGCGGAGGCTTAGTACCATCAACTCAATTGCCATCTTATGTAGATGATGTTTTAGAGTTTGCTGATTTAGCAGCATTTCCTGCAAGTGGAGCAACTGGTAAGATTTACGTTGCATTAGACACAAATAAGATTTATCGTTGGTCTGGTGCTACATACATTGAAGTTTCTCCTACGGTTGGAACAATATGGGGTGGAATTACAGGAACATTATCTAATCAAACTGACTTACAGAATGCTTTAAATGCAAAGCAAGATGATATTACATTAACTACAACAGGAACAAGCGGAGCTGCAACTTTTATTTCTAATACTTTAAATATTCCAAATTATGCACCTGACTTATCTGGTTATGTGCCTTATACTGGAGCAACTACAAATGTAAATTTAGGAACGCATAGATTAACGGCTTCCGACTTAGTAATTAATCATGTTAGCGGTAGCGGTGTTGCGGCATCAATTACCAAAGGTGGTAGTGGCGAAGCATTAACGGTTGTTAAAACAAGCGGTAGTGGAAACGCAGCATCTATAACAGGAGGTGTTACTTTGTTAGATGAATTACATTTAAATACAGATTTAGCAGATGCCTATATTGCAAGTGCTACAAATTGGAATACTGCTTATACAAATAGAATTACATCGCTTACTACAACAGGATCAAGTGGTAGTGCTACATTAGTTTCTAACGTACTAAATATTCCTACTTATACATTAAGTGGGTTAGGTGGAATTACTTTAGCTTCATTAAGTGGTAGCGCACCAATTACTTACAATAATTCAACAGGAGCAATTGGTATTACGCAATCTTCTGGTTCTACTGATGGATTTTTAAGTTCTACGGATTGGTCTACTTTTAATAGTAAGCAAGGCGCAATAACGCTTACAACTACTGGAACTTCGGGAGCTGCGACACTTACTTCTAATACTTTAAATATTCCACAGTATCAAGCGGTACTTACTAATCCAGTTACTGGAACAGGTACGACAAACTATCATGCTAAATGGACTTCAAGTAGCGCTATTGGAAACTCATTAATTTTTGACGATGCTACAACAGTATTTGTTAATGCTACATCTGGGGGATATAATACTCCTAGATTATTAATAAATAATGGTACTGGAGTTTCTATTGGATTACAAGTCATTGCAGATGGCGGAGGTAGAGTTTTACGTTTCCAAACTTCTGATTTTAACAATAGCAATACTGGGTCTGCATTAAGAATAGGATTTGGAGCAGCAAGCGGGAATACTTATTCTACAATAAATGCCTATTCAGCAGGCGAGTCTGTAACTAATAATTTAATTTTAAATCAAGGAGGAGGCAACGTAGGTATTGGAACGAGTTCGCCTAGCGCTAGACTAGAAGTACAACAATCTACTGATAATTTTGGATTTGGTTATAGCTTAAAGAACATAGCTGGAAATACTTGGCAATGGGTACACGGAGGAGATAATAACTTATACATTGGTTATAATTCTGCAACTAAATTATTTATTGGCTCAAATGGCAATGTATTGATGGGTAAAACTACTCAAGATTTAGCAGCTGAAGGCTTTCAATTTAGAGGTGATGCGATTGGTTTGGTACAAATTACAAGAGCTGGAGAAGCTTTACATTTAAATAGATTATCCTCAGATGGTAAAACTTTAGTTTTTTATAGACAAACTGTTGAAGTAGGTTCAATCTCAGTTACAACTGCAACGACTTCTTATAATGTAACTTCTGATTACAGGCTTAAAGAAGACTTAAAAGAAATTAAAGGTTTAGACAAAGTTTCTGCTATAAAAGTTTACGACTATAAGTGGAAAGCTGATAATAGTAGAATGGATGGTGTGCTTGCTCACGAATTACAAGAAGTATTACCATACGCAGTAAATGGAATAAAAGACGGAGAACAAATGCAAGGTGTAGATTATTCTAAAATTGTCCCTGTAATGGTCAAAGCCATTCAAGAACTTTCTGCTAAAATTACATTATTGGAAAACAAATAATATATTTACAATTATTAAAACTAAAACAACAAACAAATGAAGATTGATTTAAATTTTAATTTATTAGACCTTGATGGTAAAATCATTGAAAATGCCAACGCGGGTAAGGTAGTTGCAAACTCATTAGTACAACAATCAAAAGGCGATGCCTTAAAATTTTGGGAGTGGGCATTATCTTTAAACAAAGGCGAATCATTAGAACTTGATTCATCTGATTTAGAAACATTTACATCATTTGTAAAAGACAATGAAAATTTCGCAATTATTGCAAAAGCACAAATTTTAAAAGCATTAAAGAAATAATGGAACATTGGAATGAAGTAGTCTTGCCTACTATAACTGCATTTTTTGCATCTGCAATTACATGGATTTTTGGCAGAAAGAAAGCACAGGTTGAAGTTGAAGCGGGTGAGATTACTAATGTCCAAGAAGCTATTAAGATTTGGCGAGAAATGGCGACGGATATGAAAGCTGAGGTAGCAGAATTAAAAGAGAAAATTGAATTGTTAACCACAGAAGTACATACCTTGCGTAGTGAAAACGTAGACTTACGCCTTAAACTAGAAGAAAAACCTAATGAGAATCCAAAAAGTCGGCGCAAAGGGCCTAGCCCTAATAAAGCAATTTGAGGGATTTATGGCCAAGCCATATATCTGTAGTGGAGGCGCTAAAACAATTGGTTATGGCGCAACGTATTATCCTAGTGGATTAAGAGTCACAATGAATGATAAAGCAATCACAGAGGCGCAAGCCTCCACGATGCTAATGAACATGTTAGGAACTTATGAAAAATCCGTTGATTCGTTTAGTCGTGATGACATTACACAAAACCAATTTGATGCATTGGTGGCATTCGCTTACAATGTGGGTGTCAATGCTTTAAAGAATAGCACATTGCTAAAGAAGGTCAATAAGAATCCGCAAGACGTTACAATTCGTAACGAGTTCTTAAAATGGAATAAGGCCAACGGTAGAGCATTGAAGGGATTAACTAATCGTAGAATAGCAGAAGCTGATTTATATGAATCTTGATCAATATACAAATGTAATTAAAGCGGTAACTATTTTACTGCTTTTATTTTTTGTGGCCTATATTTACAACGACTGCACAAAAAAGCGGACGAATAATCAAGCAAAATCAACATTAATTCGGACCAATGAACACACAAAAGAAATTCTTAAACTCGATTCCACTATTACTAGGATTCCTTTTACTTACACAGATAGCCAAAGGACAGATTTTCTACGGAACTACACCAAATTTCGGTAAGAATATCAGCATCCCAGTAAGTCTTATGGATACAATAATTCACGACTTGCAAGAGCGAAAGGTATTGATAAAGAAAGATTCACTTTCTAAGGCTTATATTTCAATCCTAACAGACGAAAGCTATGCTAAGCAAACAAAGATATGGGAAGGCGAAAAATCATTCCTTAAAAGCGAAAAGAAAAGAATTAGAAACGGCTGGCAAAGAAACTTCTTTTTCTTGTCAACTATCTTACTAGGATTTATATGTATAAGATAGACAAGGAAAAGGTGGGCAAAAACGAATATGAAGATTTGACAACTATAAAAATGTTAGGTACGATGCTTGACATTTTAGAAACCGTTAACACAATGGACGATAGTACATTTGTTTTGCGAATGAAGCTTGCAAATAACTTAGAGTTTCTGGTTGATCAATTAATGATGGAATATGAGCAACAACGCTAATAAGAGTACACAAGAAGTAAGCCTAGAAGCTTTTGAATTATTTAAGACTGGGCAATTCGAAACTCAAGGTAAAATTGTTAGGCACTTGCATAACATTTATCCACATATAAATAAGGAGCTTCTTAGAATTGCTTTGCTTCGTAGAGTTCAAAGATACAAGCGCACCAATTTTCATCCTGCCCTTGCTACGGAATGCGATACGGTAGGTCTTCCATTAGAGAACGTTTCAAACTACTGGTTTAAAGGCAAGCAATATTCAATTCACGTTAAGGGAGAAAAGGGCAAAAGCTACGAAGAAATTAGGGACGAAATAGTTCAATCAATGGATGAACATTCCCCTAAATACCAGACAATCATTCGCAGTAATATTGTTGACGGACATTTGTTAGTGGTAGATCCTGCTGATATTCACATTGGAAAACTAGCATCATCATTTGAGACTGGCGAGGATTACAATTCACAGATTGCGGTCCAACGTGTACTGGAAGGAGTTCGTGGAGTAATTCAAAAAGCATCTGGATTTAATATTGACAAGGTTCTATTTATTGGAGGCAACGACATACTTCATATTGATACACCAAAGCGCCAGACTACTAGCGGTACACCGCAGGATACAGATGGTATGTGGTACGAAAGTTTTCTAATAGCGAAACAATTGTATGTAGAGGTTTTGGAACTACTTATGCAAATTGCAGATGTACATTTTGTTTTTAATCCATCTAACCACGATTACACAAATGGATTCTTTTTGGCTGATGTAATTCAAAGTTGGTTTAGAAATTCTCCTAACATTACATTTGATTGTTCAATTGCACATCGTAAGTATTTTATTTACGGAAGCAATTTGATTGGCACAACGCATGGCGATGGAGCAAAGCCACAAGACCTGCCTTTACTTATGGCACAAGAATCTACAAAGCATTGGTCGGAAACTAAACATCGTTACGTTTATAGTCATCACTTACATCACAAAATAAGCAAAGACTATATTGGTGTTACTGTTGAAAGTTTACGATCTCCTAGCGGAACAGATTCATGGCATCATAGAAATGGTTATCAACACGCAACCAAAGCAGTTGAAGGTTTTATTCATCATAAAGAATTTGGGCAAGTAGCTAGGCTATCTCATATTTTTTAATACATTTGTTAAGTTTTCATAATTTATAGGTTTAGGTTTATTTGAAAAGCCATTGGATTTTATCTGGTGGCTTTTTTGTTGTGCAAATAAAAGGTTATTTGTTAGGCAAATATTAGATTAGTATTTAAAAATAAATTAAAAAAAGTTTTTTTATTACGAATTAAGTATTACCTTTGACATATCGAAAGCAACGAAGCAATCGAAAAACCTAAAAAAATGAAAAACATTATTACACTTTTAATCGGAGATTTCAGCAAGGCTGACATTATCCCATTCCTAAAGCAAGTAGCTTTCATGGTAGCAGCTTTAACTTTCTACTCTATATTATCATGAAAGTTTTAAAAGCGCAGTTCAAAGACAACGCTGGATATTATACGATGACTTGGTCATATAATCCAGAACTATGGGAGGCAAAAGATTTGATATCTCATGAATGCAAAAAATGTAAATCTAAATTTATCCAAATAATCAAATGAAAAACCTAATTAAAGCAGTCATTGCAGTTATGAACGATGTCAAAGGGATTGAAAAATCTATGACAGTTGGAAACGGTAACTCCTCATATAAGGGAGTACCAGATAAAGAAGTAAAGAAAATACTAGGCCAGTCTATGGCTAAGAATGGTTTATGCATTTTACCTACTGGCATTAAGCCAAATATTAAAATTGAACGCTGGGAGGAGGCAGATTACTCTGGCAAGATTAAGACTAAGCAAACGGTATTCACAGAAGTAACTGCGACCTATTTGCTTATGCACGAAAGCGGAGAATCTCAAGAGATTAGTGGGTATGGTCATGGAGTAGATGCTCAAGACAAGGGAGCTGGAAAGGCTACTACTTACGCTTTAAAATATGCTTTGCTATATTCATTCTTAGTTCCTACTGGAGATATTGACGATGCAGACTCAACGCATAGCCAAGAGTATAGCGTAAAGACTAACGAAGCATTTGATGCAAGCATGATTGACAATTGTCATACAGAGCAAGAGCTTATCAAATTGCACACTAAATACAAATCAGTATTAACAGATTCAGATATTAAATTATTCACTAACCGTAAACTACAATTAACAAAGTAATGGAAAAGCAAGACAAAGTATTCGCAGATGGTTTTATTTTCAAGCGTTCAGACAACGCCCCCGATTGGGTAGTAGGCAATATGTCTGTCAAGGTAGAGGATGCAATTGCATTTCTACAAGCAAACGCAAAGAATGGTTGGGTTAACTTAAAGATTAACGCAGCAAAGTCAGGTAAATTCTACATGGAACTAGATACTTGGGAGTCAAAAGCAAAGGTGCAAGCACCAGTAGAATCTGAGGACATCAGTCCAATGCAGATGGCAATAATGAATGAAAGACAACTTCAAGCAAATCGTAAATCAGATCTACCTTTTTAATCATGATAGCAGGAACATACATTTTTAAATATCGCGCCTACCTTGATCGCGTAACTTGTTACAAACGTTTTGAATGTAACACAATGGAAGACATTGAAAAAGCAATTGCAACAATAACAAGGTCGTATGGCGAATACGATTACGAACACGAAAGAGAATTAACGAATGAGGAGTGGTTAAAAAGAAAAGAAGAGCATGAAAATCAAGAAGCTTAATTTATATCAAGAGGTGGCTGACAACCTAAATAAAAAGGGTGTCATGCCATTCTCGGCCAGACAATGGTCAATGCCATTAGTGCAAAGCGTAGTATATGGCAAAGTAAAAAACGAAGAAGTAATGGATGAGGTAAAATTGGTTATGGAATCTAAACAAATTAAAGATGAGCTATCAAGGTAAATCAAAAAGGCATTACGATGCCGCAGAATTCATGGCTTTTATTGGAGTCATTGGAGCTGGAGTAAGCATAATTATTTATTTAATATTTTTATTTTTATTTTTTAGCGAATGAAAGATTTAACATTTAACGAGTGGCAAGAGAATTTAGCCAAGCAATTAGAACTTAATTACAAAAAACTAAACTTAATAAGAAATGAGAAGCTTTATAAAATATCACGAAGAGAATCCAATGGTTTACGAATCATTCAAGAAGTACGCGTTTCAGTTAATAAATAGAGGCTATAAGCGTATTGGTTCAAAGCAGATATTTGAGGTCATTAGATGGCATTCAATGATCTCTGGTAACGACAAGTATAAGGTTAATAATAATTATACGGCTGACTATGCTAGAAAGTTTGAGAAAGATTTCCCAGATCATTTCGGAATATTTTCGAAAAGACTTTGTAAATCTGACTAGAAGTATTATATTGCAATCGTAATCGCCTCACTACATTATAGCGGTTTAAAAAATTAAGTGCCTTGTATTGACATTGGAAGTAGTGAGCCAATTGATTTATGAGGCATTTTTATTTTAATACAATATCATGGAAGTTAATTTATTTTCTAGAACAACAAATGGCCGTACTCCAAGTAGATCAGCTTATTATTTTGCACTTGGTAGAATTTATTTAGATTTATCGCGAAAAAATTTAAATTTACAATTTGAATTTAATTTTGAAGAAACTGATTTTTTAGTTACACTAGATTATTATGATTTATTGGATTCTAAATTATCTTTTACTATTGAATGCTGATGGATATTTATTCACTATCTCGCAACTACTGGGATTACTCTTTTGAGAATCCAGATAAGTTAAAGCCAAATCATGCAGCAATTTATTTTTTTGCTATTGAACATTGCAATAGACTAGGATGGAAAGACAAGTTTGGCCTACCTACTACTATGGTAATGGAAGCGGTAGGTATTAAAAATTACAAAACTTATCATTCTGCTTTATTAGATTTGGTAGAAATCGGTTTTATTAAATTGGTTGAAAAATCAAAAAACCAATACTCTGCTAATGTAATTGCTCTGGTAAATTTTACCAACGCAAACACCAAAGCACTTGGCAAAGCATTGTCGAAGCACGACACAAAGCACATACCAAAGCAAGTCCAAAGCACTGCTAGTATAGATATACTTATTTACTTTAATACTATTTTACCTAATTACCAATATAGTGATTTTAGGATTGAAGAAATAAAAAAATGGATTTCTTATAAAATAGAAAAGAAAGAAAAATATACTAAATTAGGCTTTGAAGCTTTTCTTAAAAAATGGGATAATTCTGATGACCAAGAATTTTCCGAAATGGTTTCTTCTGCTATGGCATCAAACTGGAAAGGATTATTTAAACCTAAAAAAGAATACAATGGAAATTCAAACGACAAACAACTCGGAACTTCGGCTGCAAGAATGGAAGCCCTTAGAAAGTGGTAGAGGACAAAGCCTAGCAATTATTACTGCACAAAATGGTATAACTATTAGAAGCCAGAATGAAGAAGACCTAAAGCAAGTGCTGCGCTATGTAATGATTCTTGTAGGACTGCGGGGAAACAACCTACCAACAGACGAAGAAAAGCTTGTACTAATTAATTTTATAAAGACAAACTTTGCAAATCAAACAATTGCAGAAATTAAATTAGCTTTTGAACTTGCAGTTGCTGGAAGATTTACCGTAGATGTAAAGACTTATGAGAATTTTTCATGCGAATACTTTGCCAGAATCGTAAACGCTTACCTAGATTATGCCAGAGCAGAAACCAGATCAATTGCAAAGCAAGAAGATGAACCCAAACCTAAGCCCAGCGATAGCGTTTTAAAGGCTCAAAGTATTCAAAATGCTAATATGTACGCAGATGAAATTAGGAAGGCTCAGGAGGCAAGAAAAGAGTTTGTTTGGATTGCTGGAGGGTTGCATGTTCTTTACGATTATTTAAGAGAGTTTAACATTTACACAACTCCATTAGAAGATAAGATAAGGATTGCAAATAAGTTAAAACATTTGCAAGGCGAAGAATTAAAGTTGGCTTGCAAGACACAGGCTTATAAAGAATTTATTATTAGCTTGGTAGATTTTGAAAGCAAAATAGATAATGAAGGTAAAATTAAACCTATAGAATCATGAAATATATAAAATTACTAACGTTCTGCGTTATTATTGGCTTTACTGGTATGGTGATATATAACTTGCTAACTAAAGAAATTAAGCATATAGAACAAGAATTTGTTTTAAAATCTAACAAACCTATTTTTCAAATGGAAGTTGATACAGATGTTTGGAATGGCAAACTGGAAGAAGGCAGATATACAAAGAGTGGAATTTTAATTATAAAGCAATAATGGCTAGATACCCAAGATTAACGGACCACAAATTAACTTGTCCAAGTTGCCAACATAATTACGATCTTGACTTTGTGGATAAGATGTTTTTGAGAACTGATAATATACATTCGATAAATATTAAATGTGAATGCCAAAGAACGGTTATGATTTACAATACTAGCTATGGATTTTATTCGACTAAAATTTACGATAGCGCAAAGAAGAATAAATATTTTAGGATGCGGAGGCAGTTAAAGAAAGAGGCTTTACTTTATTCCAGCGAGATATGAACTTTACAATCTACGGCCAAGTGCCTAGTAAATCAAACGGATATCGTATCGGCAATAATAGGCTTTACAAGTCAAAGCAATTACTCCAGTACGAAGAGAGCTTTAGATTGCAAACGCTGACGGTCCACGATACGATTAATGTGGAGTTTGGTGTAAACATTATTGTTTACTTTCAGTCTAACAGATCGGACCTAGACAACGCAGCAAAGGTTATTTTAGATTGCTTGCAGAGCTGTGGTATTATAGCCAATGATAGGCTATGTGTAAGGCTGGTAATGATTAAAAAAATAGACAAGTTAAATCCACGAATAGAAATATTTATTTATGAAGATTCCGAGTAATTACCAACATGCGATAGACTGGATAGATGCACAAATAGTAGAACCAAACACGGAGCTTGACTTAGGCAACGGAATATTTATAAACGATTTAGCTAAGAACTTGCAAACCAATCGTGAAAGATTGTTAAATTGCGAAGGATACTTGCAGCTACTTAGCTTTTTAAAGGTTAAAATGATTAAAGATAAACTAAACCAAAACAAATGAAAAAGTTAACAGAAAAGGAAACCTTTGTAATATATGCAGGGTTAACAAACGCTTTAATTGATCACATTGAAAATGATTTTCATCAATCAATATACAATAAGCAATCTCTTAAATTTAAAAGCAAAAACTTATTAAACGAATTACTTGCACTAACAGATAAGATTTACGCAAATTGTACAGAGGAAGAAGTAGTAGATCAACACGTTATGGCTGGAGATTTAATGCTTAAATTCTTTAAGCTAGGTTTAAAGATGACAGACATGGATGACATAAAGCACGAAGGATTAAACACCCAGCTTAATATTTTACTAAAATCTTACGGCTTAGATATTGATTTTTAGGTAGTTAGCTTTGTTAATTAAAAAAAACTTTTTAGATTTAAAACATAAAAAAAATATCATGAAAAAATTTGTAAAGATTACCACAAGAACGAAAGACGGAGATATTTTAAGAAGTTGGGTTGACCAAGAAAAAATTGCAGAACTATCTCAGACTATTGAACAACAAGGGAATAACGAAGGAACTTGTGCATTTGTTAACAAATCAGTTATATCAATTATTACATTTAACGAAACACTAGATTCTTTAAAATAATTATTTATAAAATGAAAGCAAGAGTAGGACAAGTTAAAAGAATTGTTAACAAGGACAAACGAAAAGCGGCAAAGGATGAATACTATGCTGTTATATTAAATTACAACGGACAATACAACACTTTGTTATTTACAGAGTTAGAACTTAAAGTAGCCTTTAATCGTTCAGCGTCTAATGCAGAAGATTGCCTAGAAAGAAGTTTAATATCTAATTTGTTAGATTAAGATGGAAAAGTTTGTCGAAAAAGTATGGGATGACATTCCAGTTATTATAGAAGATATACAAGAACCAGTAAAAGTAGACTTAGTTAATTCGCCTCCGCATTATCAGGGCAACCAATTTGAGGTAATTGACATCATAGATGACTTTGGTTTAAGTTTTAATACTGGGAACGCAATAAAGTATATTTTGAGATCTGATAAAAAAGGCAATCAAAAACAAGACCTTTTAAAAGCAATTTGGTATTTAGAACACGAAATAAACAAACACAATGGATAGTCTTGTAGTTACTGGTATTTTCATAGGCATTTTGTACATTGTATTTATACTAATTTATATAGTCCTAATTCTAAAAAATAAAGAGTGAACGGAATAAATCACCTTGTTAAACGGCACAGACATTGGATAAACATTGTTCGAAAGTTTGGGGAGTTGACCTATGCCGAAGACATTGTACAAGAAGCTTACATTAAAATCATTGATAAAAACAAAGATATTAATGAGGCATATTTCTATTACACGTTAAGAAGTTTGACTGCTGATTTATTAAGAGTAAAAATAATAAAGGTAGAGTTTACAAAAGAAATAGAATACTTATTAACAGAATATGATTCAGAAGATTTAATTATTGAATCCACTAAACCATATTTTGATTACATATCAACTTGGGATTATTACGATCAAATGCTATTCTCTGTTTACTTAAAAAAAGGAATATCAATGCGTAAAATGTCGAGAGAATCAGGCATTTCATTTACAAGTATTTATAACACAATTAGAAATTGTAAAAACAAATTACAACTATGGGCAAAAGAAAATCACAAGGACTTGGAGATTCAATAGAAAAGTTCACAGAAGCAACAGGCATTAAAGCTGGTGTTGACAAGTTAGCGGAAGCAATTGGTTTTGATTGCGGATGCGATAAAAGAAAGGAAATCCTTAATAAATTATTTCCTTATAATAATCCTGAATGTTTATCAATAGAGGACTATAAGTATTTAGATTTATTCTTTGCAGAAAATCATGAAACCATTACACCAATGATGCAACAAGAATTGGCTAAAATATATTTTAATGTGTTTAAAGTTAATTTGCAACAAACATCATGTGATTCATGCTGGAGAGATACGATAGGCAAGCTACGCAGCGTTTATATGGAGCATGATAATGAAGCCTAACGAAAAAGCAAGGGAGATATTTATAAATTGCCTTTATTATACAGGCACCAAAGCAATGGCTATTCAATGTGGCTTATACATTATTGAATTAGTTATTGATCAGAAGTTAAAAATAGATGACAAGATTTATTGGAAACTTGTCAAAGAGGAAATGTACCTTATATAAATACAATGGAAATAAAGAAAATATCTGACATTAAATTAAATCCTAATAATCCTAGATTAATTAAGGATGATAAATTTAAGAAGTTAGTTCAGTCGATTAAGGATTTTCCTGAGATGTTAGATATCAGACCGATTGTGGTTAATAAGGACATGATTATTTTAGGGGGAAATATGCGGTACAGAGCTTGCAAAGAAGCTGGCATTAAAGAGATACCAGTTATTGTTACCGATTTATCAGAGGAGAAACAGAGAGAATTTCTTATTAAGGATAATACAAGCGGAGGCGAATGGGACTGGGATATGATTGCCAACGAATGGGATACAGATGAGCTTGAAGCATGGGGATTAGATTTGCCAGTATTTGATATTAAAGACGAAGGAACGGCAGAAGAAGATAATTACGATGCCCCAAATGTAATAGAAACAGATATTGTAATTGGGGATTTATTTGAAATAGGAGAGCATAGATTAATGTGCGGAGATTCAACATCCGTACAAGATATTGACAAATTGATGAGCGGAATTATTCCTGATTTAATTCATACAGATCCTCCTTATGGAATGAACGCGGTAAGTAAATCTGGAGTATTAAAAGAAAAATACGGAACCGATATTTTAGGAGATGACAATACGGATGTTGCAAGAGATAGTTTTAATTTAATTTATTCAATGTATCCTAAATCACATCACATTTGGTGGGGTGCAAATTATTACTCAAGCAACTTACCTGATAGTGAGTGCTGGCTTGTTTGGGATAAAAATAATGGAGGAAGCGACCAAACAGATTGCGAATTAGCTTGGACAAATATTAGATCTGTTGTAAGACAATTTACTCAAGCATCTGAAAAAACAAATCGAGTGCATCCAACTCAAAAACCTGTTTCATTAGTAAAGTGGTGTATTGATAAAACTAAAGATAAAATTAAAACAATAGCAGATTTATTTGGTGGTTCTGGTGTTACAATGGTTACTGCCGAACAATTAGGAATAAAATCTTATTTGATGGAGTTTGACCCAAAGTATTGTCAAGTAATTGTCGACCGAATGCAAAAATTAGATTCAACATTAGTAATTAAAAAGAACGGACAACCTTATGGCGTATAATCCAAAAGAATTAGAAACAAAAGCATTAGAGGCAATTGAGAAAAACAAACTATTCTTTATTGACGATGTCATCGCATACCTTCCGTGTTCAAGAGCAACGTTTTACAATCTCGAATTAGAAAAATTAGACACCATAAAAGATGCGCTTACAAAAGTAAAGACAGAGATTAAGGTATCAATGCGTTCTAAATGGTATAAGTCAGAGAATCCAACCTTACAGATGGGATTGATGAAGCTGATTGCATCGCCAGACGAATTAAAGCAGTTATCAATGACGCACGTTGAAAGCAATAATACACACGAAGTAAAAGATTTTAACCTTAGTGATTTGGTGAAATTCAAGGATGATTCTTCTAAACAATAAATGGAAAGCATTATTTAATGATACTCGATACTTTATAATATCAGGAGGTCGGGGAAGCTCAAAATCATTTGGGGTTGGAACTTTTACAAGTTTACTATCATTTGAAAAGGGGCATAAAATTCTTTTCACACGGCAGACAATGACATCGGCGCACTTGTCAATCATTCCAGAGTTCCAAGAAAAGATTCAACTGCTGGAATCCGAAGATAAATTTGAAGTAACAAAAACCGATATTGTAAATCTGCAATCAAAAAGCGAAATAATATTTAGGGGGTTAAAGACATCGTCAGGCGATCAAACTGCAAATCTAAAGTCATTACAAGGTGTAACGGATTGGGTGCTTGAGGAGGCAGAGGAATTAACGGAGGAGGCTACATTTGATAAGATTAACTTATCGGTTAGACAGAAGGGGGTTCAGAACCGAATTATTATTATTTTCAATCCAACGACAAAAGAGCATTGGATTTATAAAAGATTCTTTGAGCAAGCTGGAGTCGAAGGTGGATTTAATGGGGTAAAGGGAAACGTTACTTATATCCATACAACCTACGAAGATAATATTGAGCATTTAGACCAATCATTTTTAGATGAGGTACAAAGGATTAAGGAAACCAATCCAAAAAAATATCAACACGCAATACTTGGGGGATGGTTAGACAAGGCAGAAGGAGTTGTGTTTACAAATTGGCAGTTTGGCACGTTTAATCCTAACCAATTGCAGACTTCATACGGTATGGACTTTGGTTTCTCAATAGATCCAGATGCTCTAGCTGAGGTGGCAATAGATAAGTCAAGAAAGATAATCTACGTTAAGGAGGTAATATATGAGCGTGGATTAAAAACACACATTCTTGCCTCACTAATTAAAGATAAATGCAATAGCGGTTTAATAATTGCTGATTCGGCAGAGCCTAGATTGATTGATGACCTGCGCTATCAAGGCATTAACATTCAACCAGTAAAGAAAGGCACAATTGAATCAGGTATAGTAAGAATGCAAGACTATCAAATAATTGTAGATCCACAATCACAGAATATTGCCAAAGAATTTAACAATTATGTTTATTTAAATAAGGCATCTAAATTGTATCTTGATGCATGGAATCACATTATTGATGCGATTAGGTATAATGTCATCTACCACTTGGATAATCCAAATCAAGGGAACTATCATATTTATTAAGACAAAAACAAACAAAATACGTTTATACATTATGAAGGTTAAAATAACAATTCCGACATCATTAAGTGAAATAAAATTAAGTCAATATCAGAAGTTTGTTAAGATAGCAGACGAAAATGAGGAGGGTAAGTTTTTAAACCAAAAGTTGGTTCAAATATTTTGCAACGTTGATTTAAATATAGTTGCAAAAATGAAGCAAAAGGATTTAAGTTTTGCGGTTACAACGATAACTGAATTGTTTAATAAGATTCCAGAGTTAGTCACAAAGTTTACTTTAAATGGGACAGAGTTTGGATTTATACCTAATCTAAACGATATGTCTTCGGGTGAATACATGGACCTAGACGGATACATAGTTGATTGGGAAGATAGCCACAAAAGTATGGCAGTTCTTTATAGACCAATTAAACAAAGATTAGGAAGTAAATACCTAATTGAAGATTACGAGGGTAGTGATAAGTTTGCAAATGAAATGCTTGATGCACCAATGGATGTTGTGTTAAGTAGCAAGGTTTTTTTTTGGACTTTAGGTCGAGAATTATTGAAAAGTACGATGGACTTTTTGGAGGGGGACAGGTCGATGAGTTTAACGAAGCTGCGCAATTCGGCAAAAGATGGGGCTGGTACTCCAGTATCTATGCCTTATCACAGGGCGATGTTAGAAGATTTGATGAAATTACCCAGTTACCCATTAATCAATGCTTAACTTTTTTAAGTTTTGAGAAACAAAAGAATGAATTAGAAATGAAATTGATTAAACAAAATAAATAATGAACGGATTTTATTACGTTATAGATAAATTAAGGGATTACATTAAAGACACAGGCTTTGTACATACGGTAAGCACAGGCGATATCTTTGAAGTTGATTTGGCAAAACAGACTATTTATCCTTTAAGCCATATTATTGTAAACAATGCAAGTCCAAATGAATATGTAAGCTCTTACAATATTTCTATTTTGTTTATGGATCTTGTAGATATTAGCAAAGAAAACTCTACAGATGTGTTTGAAGGCAATGACAATCTATTGGATATTTTAAATGAGCAATTAGCAATTGCACAAAGATTGGTAAGTAGTTTAAAGCGTGGTGATTTGTTTAGCAATTTAGTGCAGATTGATGGAGACCCATTATGCGAACCATTTACAGATAGGTTTGAAAATAAAGTCGCAGGCTGGACATTGACATTTGATATTATTGTACCTAATGACATGACTATTTGCTAATGCAACTAAAGAATACAGAAGCTTTATTAAAACGTTTTAGAGACTATGTAATTCAGCAGTCAAGGTCTAACCTATCTAAGAGCAGAAAGAACAACACAAAGGAGCTATACAATAGTATAAAAGGGGAGATAGTAACTGAAAATGATTATTCAATAGTTGGCTTTAAAATGGCAGACTATGGAATGTTTCAAGATCAAGGTGTTAAGGGTAAAAGTAGTTCTAGAAAAGCCCCCAATAGCCCATTTAAATTTGGAGGGAAAACTGGCCCTAAAGGTGGCTTGACTAATGGAATAGAAAAATGGGTTAAACAAAAAGGAATACAATTTAAAGATAAAAAAACAGGTAAGTTTATTTCATATCAATCTACTGCCTTTATTATTACTCGAAGTATTTACCAAACAGGATTAAGACCAAGTTTATTTTTTACAAAGCCATTTGAGGCAGGTAAGAAAAAGTACATTGATAGCGAAATTGCGCAGGCTTTTAAAATGGATGTTGATTACATAGTTGATTACGAATTAAAGAGAACATAATGATAATATACGCACGATCTCCCTACACAATAGAGATTAATGAAGCAGCACAAGTTGGAAGTAAGTTGGAAATATTCCTTTGGAATACTCCTAACTCAATACCTGCAACTGCAACCTATATGCTTTCAAAGAAGGTCGCATCCAATGAACAAAGGGTTACGATATATAATATATCACCTTACATAAAAGAATACATTGACAATATTGTTTCAACTGATGGCACAAACAATCAATGGTGCAATGTTTCTATAAAACGCTACAAGGAAACATCCGCAGGTGCATATACTTTAGTTGACACCACAACTTATGCTGGAGTAGATGGGTATATTGATTACATTGGCGGATACAATCAAACAAATCCATTAAATAATTATTGTCTTTTGGCCGATAATTCTAAAGAAATACAATACAAATTAGGCAATATTCCTTATGTAAACGTATTAATTAACAACGCATTAGGCGATAAGCTAGATGTGGAGTACAAAGACAAAAGTGGCAATAATGTAATTACTAATTCAGTTTTTGGAACTGGTGTTGCGGCAGGAAAATATATGTATAAAGTGCCATTAACAACTTCTAGTTCTAACTATGACAATGGTACAATTGCAACCTTAAAGTATTTTGTAGGTGGGACATTGACCTATTCATCTGTATTTAATGTAACTCCTATATGCGAATCTAAATATACACCAGTAGTTTGTTCATTTATCAATCGTTTTGGTGGTTGGCAGTTCCTAACATTCTTTAAGGCGCAGACAAATCAATTAACGGTAACAAGCACAATGTATAATTTGCTACCAAGTAACTACAATTATAATTTTTACAAAGGGCAATCCAAATCATTTAATTATAATGCTAGGCAAATTGTAAGTTTAAACACAGGATTTGTGCCAGAGAATTATTCTGATTTAATTCAAGATTTAATGTTAAGTGAAGTTGTCTTATTAGATAACAAACCTGTAACTTTAAAGACAAATCAAACTAGCTTAAAGACAACAATACAAGATAAGAATATCAATTACACGATTGACTTTGAATACGCTTATAACTTGTTAAATAATGTGATATGATTAATGTTTCTATTTTTGTTTACGGGGATGATGGATTAGCAAAAAGACTAGAATTGTTTGAGGATGAAAATATCTCAATCAATAGCTCAATTCAAAATATAAATGATATATCTAAAGTCTTTACAGATTTTAGCCAATCTTTTACCGTTCCTGCAACAAAGACTAATAACGCAATCTTTAAACATTGGTATGAAAATGCTTTGGATTCTGGATTCAATGCAAACAAAAGAAAAGATGCATATATTGAATTAGATACATTAACCTTTAGAAAAGGGAAAATACAATTAGAAAAAGCAAGTTATAAACAAGGTGATATAGATAATTATACCTTGACATTTTTTGGCACCTTAATATCTTTAAAAGATAAATTTCAAAATAGATTTTTAAGGGATTTTGATTATTCACAGTACAACTTTACATACACAGGCGCAGTAGTTAAAAACAGAGTTGCTGGTGGTGTTACTAACGATGTAAAATTCCCTTTAATATCTTCTAAAAATGTTTGGCAATATGACACTAACGGAACAAGCCAAAGCAACTGGGATATAAGTAAAACGGCAACGCCAATTTCATATTTAGATTTATTCCCAGCAATGAGAATAAGCAAGATTTTAGAATCTATTGCAACTGAAATAGGAGTCACATTTAGTGGTTCATTTTTAAGTAATCCAAAATTTACAAATGCTTTTTTGTGGCTAAAAAATACAGATGTATTTGTTCAAAATTCTTTTCCAAACATAATAGATTTTCAGTCTGCTACAAGTACGGTAGGAACACAAGGCATATTTAATGCATTTACAAATACGTTAAATTATGTTGAGCCTACATTGCCAATATATTTAAGTTCTTCAAATATTGAATTAACTTTTAGCGTTTCAGGAATTGAGTTTATTTTTTACGTTTATAAGAACGGAGTTAAAATAAATGAACAGCAATTTTTAACGCAGACAAGTTTAATGACGTTTACAGCTCCATTAAATAACACAGGAGCTTATACATTTTATATTTCTTCTTTAGTTCCAGTAACTTTTACGGCTAATTATAAATTAGAGCTTAGAGATGGAAGCGGGAACATCACTACAGATGTAAATGCAATAAGAGCAACAAGTCAAACTACTAATAGTATTTTAGATGTTGCTGGTTATATGCCAGAATTAAAAGCAGAAGATTTCTTTAGTGGTTTACTAAAAATGTTTAATCTTACTTGCTATTCAATTGATGAAACTACTTATCAAATTGAGCAATTAGAAGAATGGTATTCAGCAGGCCAAACTTATGATATATCTGAATATTGCCAAACAGATCAAATAGATTTAGAAAGAGTAAATCCTTTTAAAACTATTAATTTTAGTTACCAAGATTGCGAGAACTTATTAGCAACGGCTTTTCTTGCTCAATCTGATATTCCTTATGGCGATTTAAAATATGAAGTTGATAATGACGGTGGTGAATTTGCAATTGAATTACCATTTGAGAATATGCCTTTTACCAAATTTACAGACACAAATTTACAAGTAGGGTATTCAATTAAATCAGATTTAACGGCTTATGTTCCTAAGCCTGTTATTCTTTATGATTATGGGGTTGTGCAAACATTAACATCACCTAAGACATATTATTTTAATGACGGCACATCAACTGCAACGGCCACAACTTATAATTTATTTGGGCAAGATACTTTAGTGTCCTCTGCGGTAAATACTATTAATTGGGGAGCGGAGCAATCAACTTATACTAACCTAGTTGAAACTAATTCATTGTTTAATAATTACTATTCAGCTTACTTATCAAACACCTTTAATCAGAAGGCTAGACTAATGAAAATCAAGTCAATATTACCGATTTTTCTTTTATCAAAACTTGCATTAAATGATAAAATTGTAATTAGGGACAAACGATATATTATTAATTCTTATCAAACTGAATTAACAACTGGAGAAACAAGTCTTGAATTAATGTCTGATTTTAGATCTATTGTTTTAGATAATAATACGACTACCACAACTACTGCTGCTCCAACTACTTCTACTAGCACAACTAGTACAACTACAAGCACAACTACAGCAGCGCCAACAACAAGTACAAGTACCACTACAACTACTAGTACAACAACGGCAACGCCAACAACATATTACAAGCTAGATGCTTGTTCGGCTGGATTTGGACAATTGTACACAGCAATAACTCCTAATTTAGTAAGTCAAAGATATATTGATTCGGTTACTCAGGTATTCTATGTTTGGGACAATACAACTACAACAAGTCCTGGCACAATAGGAACTAATATTCAATTGGTTTTTGCGCAACAAAATTGCCCTACAACAACTACAACTACAACTACAACTACAACATTGCCACAAGTTAACTTTACAATAGTTAATAATTGTTCTGGCGGTTCTGGTACGGTAACAATTGATGCATTTAGTGGAGGCAGCGGTACATATCAAGCATCTGATACCGTTTACACATCACAAGTAAATGCCTTTACAGGTTCATTTGTTAGTGCTACTGCGCCTAAAAATTATCTTAGTGTTGGAGATGGCTTATGGTGGATTGTGGTAAGGGATGCCAATAATACTGGTAACGCAGTTGCTAAATCAATTCAAGTTACTTGCGCAACTACAACAACAACTACTACTACGACTACAATACAGGTAGTTTGGTACAGACTTAGAGCTTGCATAAACGGAGATACATTGTATTCACAATCTTATAATATTGGCACATTTAATTTAAATGATCGTGTAACATTTGGTGGTGCATTCTTTACAATTGAAGAAGTTAGATTTAATCAACCAGCAGGTAGTTTAATTCCAATTACTGCAACAGGATTAACTGGATGTCCAACAACAACCACGACTACAACTGCTCCGCCAACAACTACTACTACAACTACTGCGGCACCAGTATTTACATATTTAAGATATGATGTTAATAATGGCGATTGTAGCACATTTAATCCAATACCTTTCTTTGCATACACTAGCTATGCAAACGGATTCTATATTTTGAACGGTGACGGTATTTTAAGATATTTACAATCTCAATCACATACTAACTTTAGCAATCAAATTAATAGTATTGTAGCTAGTTCTTGTACTCCAACGACTACAACTACGACAACTGCTGCGCCAACTACGACTACTACGACTACGACTTGTACTCCTAATGGAACTTTGTTGTCTACATTCTGCTCTGGATTTGATTTGATTGGGACTTACGCTAATGGAAGTTGCGGAACTTACAATTTACCAATACAATTTAATTCTCCAGCTTGTGGATTTGTACCACCAACTACTACTACGACTACCACAACTACTACGACAACTGCGGCACCGACAACAACAACTACAACTACCGCTGCACCAACGACAACAACTACAACTACGGCTGGTCCTAATTGTCAGCAATACTTCTTGTCAAATAGTGATGAGTTTGCAGATTATTATGATTATCAATCTTGTGATGGTACTCAAAATACAAATGTAGAATTACAAGGTGGTGGTAGTCTTACAATTTGCGCAAGAATTGGAACCGTTAGCGCTGGTGGTGCAATTACGGTAGATGGGCCACAAGGAAGTTGTTCATAGTATGAGATATATTTGTTGTCAACCTGCGAATGATTATTATTTATGGCAAATAGAAACCGTCATAAATAATTTCATTTCGCATGGTATTAACCCTAATCAAATTGATATTGTGCTGGGTTACAACAATGAAGATTTAAGCAAATGGCGAATATTACAACAACATCATAATACTATAAGGTTTTTCTTTTATAAGGATACAAGAGAAAATAGCGGTTATATTCCAGCCATCTATTTTAATCTTATAAAACAACATATTGCATCTAATCCGTCTTTAAAAGATGAAGTTTTGTTTTTGCATGATTCAGATATAGTATTTACAGGACCACCAGATTATTCAAAGTTTGAAAAAGACAGAGTTTGGTATTTAAGCGACACGAATAGTTATATTAATTATGACTATGTAATGCAGAAGGGTGAAGATATATTGATTGAAATGTGCAGGATAGTTGGAATACCTACTTTGATTCCTAAGCTAATGAACGATCATAGCGGAGGCGCACAATACATTGTAAAGGGAACTGATTTTAATTTTTGGGATAAAGTAGAAAAGGATTCAATTAAGTTATATCAATATTTCTGCAATATAGAGCATTTGTATGTGCCTAAGTATGAAAATGATTATCCAATACAGAAATGGACTGCTGGCATGTGGTCATTGCTTTACAATGCATGGTTTTTTGGGCATCAAACGAAGGTAGTTAAGGAAATGGATTTTGGCTGGTCCACAAACGATATATCAGATACGGTTAAATATAAGATTCTTCATAATGCTGGTGTTACAGATTCAAAAACTGGAATGTTTTATAAAGGGGAATTTGTAAATAAGTTACCTTATAATACCTTTTTAGATTTAGATAAGAAGAAAAGCAGTTATTATTATTACCAAGAAGTGCAAAAGGCAGGGTTAAATTCCCCATTATTATAAGACAAAAACAAACAATTTACGTTTATGATAAAGAACATATTAGATCTATTAATGATTAGAGAGCATTATGGAAAACACGAATCAATAGAGATTGCAAAGGGTAAAAATGAAATTCCAAAAACTTGGAAAAACGGGTTTAAGCAAATTAAAAGACAAATAAAATGGCAACAGAAGTAGAAGTAGATGTAAATATTAATAATAATATTGAACCTACAATAGCTAATTTAAAAAGATTAAAAAGACAGCTAAAGGATACTGCCGCTGGCTCTGATGAATTTAATCGTTTGTCTGCTCAAATTCGGGATTTAGATGATTCAATTAAAGACGCATCGGCCACATCTGATGACTTTCTGGGATATTTAGAAAACGCAGAAGGACCATTAGGCATATTAGGTAAAGGCATAAGAAGTGCTGAAAAAACTTTCTCTTCATTTAACGGAGTTTTAAAAGCATCTGTTATTGGTTTAATAGTTGGGTTAATTGGTGGTTTAGCAGCTGCATTTAATAATAATGAAAAAGCAGTTAAAAAATTACAACCTTTATTTGAAGGATTAGAAAAAATATTTAATGGTATTTTTTCAATCGTTGAGCCTTTATTTAATACGTTAGTAGATTTGGCAGTTAGTGCATTGCCTTTGGTTTCTGATGCATTTTCGGTTGTATATAGTTCTGTTTTTGCAGTTGTGCAATCATTAGGTAGTCTTGGAAGCGCAGTTGTTAAATTTATTAAAGGGGATTTTAGCGGTGCTTGGCAAGATGCAAAAGCATCTGTAACTGATTTTGGGAAAAATTATGAAGCATCAGTTGAAAGATTTAATAAAGGAAGCAAAGAGTTAACAAAAAAAGAAAAAGAAGAAAGCGAGAAAAGACGATTAGCAAGAATTGAAGCTAATAAAAAGCAAGAAGAAGACTTTAAGAAATCCGTAGAACAAACTCAAAAAATAATTGATAAAAGGCAAGAAGAAGACGAGAGAGACTACAATGACCGCATATCTAAGATATCTAAAATAAACTCACGTCATTTTGAAAAATTACAAGAAAGTCAAAAAAATGTAACCAAAGTATTATTTAAATCTTTGACAGATAATATTGATCGTGAGATAGCATTAGAAAAAAAGAAATCTGATGAATTAATTAATATTGCACAAACAGAAGCACAAACAAAAGCAAATATTCAACAAGCATATATTAATAATGCAATACGACTTGGACAGGGTTTAAGACAAATAGCTGGCCAAAACAAGGAGTTAGCAATTGCAGGGATTATCTTAGAACAATCTGCTGCGATTACAAGTATTGCTATGAACGCAAAGAAAAACTTTGTTGCAAATGGAGGTTTTAAAAGTCCATTAGCATATATTGGATTGGCAGCTGATATTGCAGCAGGATTAGCGGCAGCAAAAGCAGGTGCAAAAGGAATTCAGGATATTCGTTCTGGAGCTGTAAGCGGAAGTAGTATGTCTTTTGGAAATCAGCAGATGACTGCAAGCTATTCTACTTCTCCACAATTTAATGTTGTTGGAACTGGCGGGGTCAATCAAATTGCACAAGTAGTAGGTCAAAATCAACAACCTATAAAGGCTTATGTTGTAGGCTCTGAAATAAGCTCACAACAATCGTTGGACAGAAATAAAGTGATGACTGCAAGTTTGGGCTAGTGAAAATGTAACAAAATTTTTAAAATACGTTTATACATCATGAAAATCATAGAATTAATAATTTCAAACGATGAAGATGGAATTGAAGCCATTAGCTTGGTAGATCGACCTGCGATTGAAAGTAATTTTATTACATTGGCTAAAGAGTACGAAATGAATTTGGCCGAAGTAGATATTGAAAAGAAAATACTAATGGGACCAGCATTGATCCCTAATAAAATGATTTTCCGTAAAGACGGAGAACAAAAATATCAAGTATTCTTTTCTGAAAATACGGTAGAGCAAGCAAGCCAAATGTATTTGAAGAACGGCAACCAATCTAATGCTACACTTCAACATCAAACTAAGGTAGATGGTATGTCCTTAGTTGAATCTTGGATTATTACAGATCCTGAAATGGACAAATCTAAATCTTACGGTTTTAGTTTACCAAAAGGAACTTGGATGGTGTCAATGAAGGCAGATAATGATGAAATTTGGGCAAAGGCAAAGAGTGGAGAGATTAAAGGATTTTCTATTGAAGGTTATTTTGCTGATAAATTAAGCTTGGAATTATTGCCAGATATTCAGGATGACGAATTAGTAAGTCAAATTTTAAACATATTAGAAAATGAGTAAAGATAAAACATCAAGTCCTAAAGGCGGTAATCGTGGTTGTTTATGTGCAGATGGTACATATAAAATAGATTGTTGTGATGGAGAAATTCATTCACAAGGAATTGGTTCATTAGTTCAAAGTGTAGCATCAAATGTAGTAAATACAAATCAGCCTAGAACAATTATTAATGTTAGTAATTAATTAAATATATATATGGAATACAAAAGCACAAAAAATCGGGTTAAAGCAGTATTGGGCTTTCAGGTTAATTTGGCGCAGATGAAGCTAGAAGACGGAGTTACCGTAATCGAAGCGGAAGAGTTTGCACCTGAATTTTCTGTTGGTATTGTTACTGCTGATGGTGTTGTACCTATGCCAGTAGGCGAGTACGCATTGGAAGATGGAATGGTTTTGGTAGTTGCAGTTGAAGGGATTATAGCTGAAGTTAAAGAGGCTGAAATCGAAGAAGAAGAAGCAGCAACACCAGAAGTAGAGGTTGAAGTGGAGGCACAAGCTGCACCACAAGCGCCTGCACCACAAGCAAAACGCGTGGTTGAATCAGTTAGCAAGGAAACTTTCTTTGCAGAAATTGAGAAATTAAGAGCTGAATTGTCTTTACAGATTAATGAAGTTAAAGCGGAAAATGAGTCTTTGAAATCAGAAAAAGAAGCATTAGAAGTTAAGTTAAATTCAAATGAAGAAGGTGCTGAGCCAATTGTTCAGAATCCAGAATCAGATGGAAAAGTGCAAGGATTTTCTTTCGGTCAAAACAGACCAGAAACAATCCAAGATAAGGTTTATGATAAAATGTTCAACTAAATTAATTTTAATAAAAAATGGCTACTACAACAAGTATTACCACAACTTACGCAGGTGAATACGCAAATAAAATCATTGCGGCTTCATTGCTATCTTCTCCTACTATCGATCGTGGTGGTATTGAAGTAAAACCAAATGTACGTTTTAAGCAAGTTATCAAAAGAGTTGGTACTGATGCCATCTTGAAAAATGCTACTTGTGATTTCGATGCAACATCGACAGTTACTTTGACTGAAAAGATTTTACAACCAGAAGAATTTCAAGTTAACTTGCAATTATGTAAGAAAGACTTTGCTTCTGATTGGTTGTCAGTAGAGCAAGGATTTTCTGCCTTCAAAACATTGCCTAAGTCTTTTGCTGACTTCTTAGTTGCACACGTTGCTGCTAAAGTTGCTGCAAAGAATGAGACAAACATCTGGGAAGGTGTTACTGCTAACGCAGGCGAGTTTGATGGTATTTCTACATTATTGGCTGCTGATGCTTCATTGCCATCAGGTCAAGAAATTGCTGGAGCTGCGGTTTCTTCTTCAACTATCGTTGCTGAATTAGGCAAGATTGCAGACGCTATCCCATCTTCTTTGTACACTAAGGATGATCTTTACATCTACGTTTCACAAGCAATGGCTCGTGCTTACATCCGTTCTTTAGGTGGATTTGGAGCATCAGGCTTAGGAGCTAATGGTACAAACGCAATGGGAACTCAATGGTACAACAATGGTTCTCTAACTTTTGATGGTATCAAATTGTTTGTTGCTGATGGTCTTGCTTCTACAAAGGCAATCGCTACTCAAAAATCTAACTTGTATTTCGGTACTGGTCTTATCTCTGATTTGACAGAAGTTAAGGTTATTGATATGGCTGACATTGATGGCTCACAAAATGTGCGTGTAGTAATGCGTATGACTGCTGGTGTACAATACGGATTTGCTTCTGATATTGTTACTTACGGTATCACAAACGCTGCTAACTAAAATAAATAGCACCTCATTAATTTGGGGTGCTTATTTTTAACTTTTAAATTCAATCAATATGCCTGGATGCGATATTTCTTTGGGGAGATTAGAACCCTGCAAAACAAGTGTTGGTGGATTAAAAGCAGTTTATTTTATTAATGAAGGAGATGCAACTGGAGTTACTTATGATGTAACTAATACAGATGCAATTTCTGCTATTGCAGGAACTCCAATCGGATTCAAATATGATTTGAGAGGATCAAGTTCATTTGAGCAAACGGTCAATTCATCTCGTGAAAACGGAACTACTTTTTTTACACAAACTTTAAATTTAAGTTTAAAGCAATTATCAATTAAAGACCATAGGCAAATTAAATTACTTGCATTTGGTAGACCACAAGCAATCGTTGAAGATAACAATGGAAACCTTTTCTATTGCGGTTTAAAGAACGGTCTTGATGTTACAGGAGGTACAATAGTTACAGGTGCAGCGATGGGCGATATGTCTGGCTACACACTAACAATTGTAGGCGAAGAGCCAGTACCAGCAAACTTTATCACAACTACCTTAACCGCTGCTGGCGTAACGGTTACATCTGGAGTATAATAATTTTTGTTTGTTTGGGTTGAAATTAGGGGGCAGAGTCCCCCTTTTTTCGTTAAAAAGAAAACAAAACTAATTTTTAACGTTTATACATTATGATCGTTTTAAAATCTTCCGCAAGCAATCAAGAGGTTTCGTTTATCCCAACAAGAATAAGTGATGCCAATTATCTATTTATCACGAATGAAACAACAAATGTTGAAACATCTCATAAGATAAATTGCAAGAAGAAAAGTTTTTTTAGTACATTTAAAATGATTTTTGATTTAGAAGAAGGACATTTTTATTCTTTTAAAATTAAATATTACGGGGTAATTAATAATGTATTAGATTACCATCTAGTTAATAACATTAAGGTTTTTTGTACCAATCAAATTCCAGATACTTATTCTGTAAACGCAGGTACATATACAAGCAATTCAGATTCAATAATATTCTATGAATAAGAGAGATCATTTAAATTCACATTTTATTCAGTTGGAGGCATACTCACAACCTAAAATCGTGGAATCAAAGCGAGATAATTGGGTTGAATTTGGGGAAGACAATAACTTTTTCCAATTTTTAATTGACAGATATAACGGATCAACAACAAACAATGCGGTAATAAACAACATTGTCAAGTTGATTTATGGTCGTGGCTTAGATGCTACCGATTCAAGTAAGAAGCCTAATGAATACGCACAAATGGTGATGCTATTTAGAAAGGATGTAATTAAGAAGGGTGTTGCTGATTTAAAGCTATTAGGCCAATATGCGTTTCAATTAATTTATAACAAGCAAAAAACTGAAATTGTAAGAGTTGAGCATATCCCAGTACAACTTTTAAGAGCTGAGAAATGTAATAGCAAAGGAGAGATTGAGGCATATTATTATTCTGATAATTGGGAAGACACAAAAAAATTTGTTCCTAAGCGTATTTCTGCATTTGGATTTGGAGATAAAACCCTAGAAATTCTTTACGTTGGAAATTATACGGTAGGTCAAAAGTATTATTCAAATGTTGACTATGTTGGTTGTATTCCTTATGCTAAATTGGAAGAAGAAATAGCAGATTATTTAATTAACGATGTGCAAAATGGATTTAGTCCTACAAGCATTGTTAACTTTAATAATGGAATTCCAGATGAAGAGAAAAGAGAGTTAATTTCACGACAAGTAACAAAAACACTTACAGGTTCTAAAGGGAAAAAAGTAGTTGTATCATTTAACAATGATGAAACGAAAAAGACTACCGTTGATTCAGTTCCTTTAAATGAGGCACCAAAGCATTATGAATATTTATCAGAAGAATCAAAAACAAAGATTCTTTTGGGTCATGGTGTTGTAAGTGGTTTGCAATTTGGTATTCCAAGTGCAAATGGATTTAGTTCTAATGCAGATGAATTAAAGAACGCAATTACTTTGTTTGACAACATGGTTATTCGTTATTTCCAAGATACATTTATTGATGGCATTAATAAGGTATTAGCTTACAATAAAATCAGTTTAAATCTTTATTTTAAGACCTTGCAACCATTGGAGTTTATTGATTTAAACCCTAATGTAAGTAAAGATGAATTGCAAGAAAAAACTGGTGTTGCTTTATCTTCTCATATTGATCAATTAAACGTAGAAGAGTTTGGCGAAGACATTGATTTAAACGAATGGGAATTAGTAGATTCAAGAGTTGTTGACATAGAGACAGAAGCGCAGTTAGACGCAGAATTAGAGGCATTAAACAACCCTAAGAAATCGTTATTGTCAAAGATATATGAGTTTGTAAGTACAGGAGTTGCAAGACCTAATATTGGTTCAGATCAAGATGGTAAATTATTTATGTCAAGATACCGTTATTCTGGGGATACAACTGAAAAGAGCAGGGAGTTTTGCAAAAAAATGACTGCCGCAAATAAGCTATATCGTAAAGAAGATATTATGCGTATGAGTCAAACTCCAGTTAACGAAGGTTGGGGTCCCAAAGGCGCAGATACCTATGATATTTTCTTGTATAAAGGAGGCGGAGCTTGTCATCATTTTTGGACAAGAGAAACCTATAAAAGGTTTATTGATCCTAGAAGAAAGGGAGCAAAAGAAGTGACACCTGCACAGGCAAGAAAGCAAGGTGAGATATTACCAGCAAATAACAAATTGGTTTACACTAAGCCTGTTAATATGCCAAATAAAGGATTTTTACCAAAATAAGATATGGCTACTGCATTATTTATAAGTAGGGATGAATTAATTAAATATACCGCTCTAAACGGTAATATTGATACAGACAATTTTATTCAATGGGTAAAATTGGCGCAAGACATTCATATTCAGAGTTATTTAGGAACGGATTTATTTAATAAGATAAATGCGGATATTGTGGCAAATACTTTATCTGGCAATTATTTAATGCTAGTAAATGTTTATATTAAACCAATGTTAATCCATTGGTCAATGGTAGAATACTTGCCATTTGCAGCTTACACTATTGCAAACAAAGGAGTTTATAAGCATGGTAGTGAAAATAGTTCTAATGTTGATAAGGCAGAGATTGATTTCTTAGTAGAAAAAGAACGGTCTATTGCACAATCTTATACAAGAAGATTTATTGACTACATGAGTTTTAACAATAACTTATACCCAGAATATAATACAAATAGCAATGCAGACATCTTCCCAAGCAAAGAAAGTGATTTTGTTGGCTGGGTCTTATAAGCCCAAAAAAGAAAACGTCAAAAAACTAAAGGTGTATTTAAAAAAAATAGAAAATGAGTCTTAATTTTAGCCATATAAAAGCAGATACATTTGATCAAGTCAACTTTGAGTTGAAGATTAATAATGTAGTTAAAAATCTTACAGGTGCAGTTATACGGATGCAATTAAGAAAGACTGCGGATGATGCTACACCTGCTTTATCCTTAACATCTGTTGGTGGTGCAGGCATTACAATTACATCTCCAAGTACTGGTTTATTTAAAATAAATGCTCAAATTATTGATATACCTGTATATGATTACGAGTATGATATAGAAATCAGATTTGCCGACAATACGGTTAAGACTTACGTTCAAGGAATCTTTTCAATAACCCAAGAAATTACAAGATAATGGCAAACGATATTATTGATATAGTAGTTACCGATAATTCCGATAACGTTCAACTTAATGTAACTCCTAATTTA